TTCCATAAAAGTTAAGACTCTTGTTTAATACTACCAAGTTAGCTATGTTTGGAAAGTAACACAATAGTTATTATGCTGAAAATCTTAAAACCAATACTACTAAAATTCTTTACCACTACTGCTGTGAAGAGATTAGTAGTTGATTTGCTTAGGGCAATCTGTAAACAAACTACCAACACGCTTGATGATCGTGCTGTGGATATGTTAGAGCAACAGTTGTTTCCTAAGATGAACTGATATGACACATAAAGAGTTTTTTAAGATACTTGTTGGCAACCCACCGCCAGAAATAGAGTTTGAAATCCTTGTCAAACAACGTGAAACAGAACAATTACCTGATGAAGCAGTAAGAGCATACTGTTTAGACCTAGTTAAGTACACCAAACTACAAGATTTGCTTTTAACGTCAGCAATAATGCGTATATCAGAAATAGAAACCACACTATATCGCTATGAAAAGGGTATGAGACTATACAAAAAGGTTAGAAAGCTAGGTTTTTTTGGTAAGATAAAGTATCTTCTCTCTGGCAAGACAGATCAGAAGTGATTATATTAAACAAAAAAGCTAGTAATTATGGATAAAAATTTAAAATTACTAAAGACTATACATTATGAGTTAGCTAAACATATACTTGATCTGATAAAAAGTGGCGAAGCAAAGGCAGGAGACTTAAACGTAGCTAGACAATTTCTAAAAGATAATGGTATCGAGTGTATTCCTGTAGAAAATAACCCAATGGAAGACCTTATGAACAACTTACCAGACCTAGAGACTATCCCACCTAGCGAACTATAATTGCAAGAATTACCAGAAAAGCTACTTGACTTTAGATATTTCTTAATCGTTACTTGGAGACATCTAAACCTACCAGACCCTACACCTGTTCAGCTAGATATAGCAGAATATCTACAACATGGGGCTAGAAGAAAGATCATACAGGGGTTTCGTGGGGTAGGTAAGAGTTGGATTACCAGTACTTATGTTGTTTGGCGATTAAGAATAGACCCACAACTAAAGTTTCTTGTAGTATCTGCCAGTAAAGATAGAGCTGATAACTTTACTACTTTCACTATGCGTCTTATAAACGAGATGCCTATACTAGCTCCACTAATCCCCAGAGATGACCAGAGAAACAGTAAGGTAAGTTTTGATGTAAGACCTGCCAGTGCCGATCACGCACCCTCCTGCTCCTCTAAAGGGGTCTTATCGCAGCTTGCAGGGAGTCGTGCTGATGAAGTTATAGCAGATGATTGTGAAGTACCTAATAACAGCTTTACGCAGCCAATGAGAGACAAACTAGGCGAAGCTGTAAAAGAATTTGAAGCGATACTAAAACCAAATGGAAAGATTACTTTCCTTGGTACACCACAAGTAGAGAACAGTTTGTACCTGACGCTAGAAGAACGTGGCTATGAAACACGAATATGGACAGCTAGATACCCAGAACTAAAAAACAACTACGGAGATCGCCTTGCTCCACGTCTTGCCAAGAATTTATCAGAAGGAATTGTAGAACCAAAAGACCCTGTTGACCCTATGAGGTTCTCAGCCATTGATCTAATGGAGCGTGAAGCGTCTTATGGGCGTTCAGGGTTCAATCTACAGTTCATGCTCGATACGACCCTCTCAGACCAAGATAGATACCCCTTAAAAATTAACGACCTAGTAATTATGTCGGTCAATAAAGAATACGCACCTGAAAAAGTTATATGGTCTAACTCTCCTGAGTATGTAATTACTGATTTGCCCTGCGTTGGATTCAATGGAGACAGGTATCATAGACCTGCACAGGAGTTCGGAGACTACATTGAATACACAGGAAGCGTAATGTTCGTTGACCCCTCTGGGACAGGTAAAGACCAGACAGCTATATCCTGTGTAAAGATGCTAAATGGTAACTTATTCGTTACAGAGTGCTTTGGTTTGTCGGGAGGTTACTCCGATAGAGTCCTAGAACGCATTGCAAGAACCGCAAAAATCAATAAGATCAACACAATAATCGTAGAACAGAACTTTGGTGGCGGTATGTTCTCACAATTACTAAAACCTTTTTTAATGACTTACCACCCTTGCGAAATAAAAGACGTGCGAAATACCAAAACTAAAGAATTACGCATAATAGATACCCTAGAACCTGTAATGAACTCTCATAGACTAATAATCGACCAAAGAGTTATAGAAAATGACTTCAGATCAAACCCTGATGAAACTCCTGAAAGAAGACTTAAACTACAACTTGCCTATCAACTTAGTCGTATCTCTAGAAACAAAGGTTCTCTAGTACATGATGACCTTTGTGACTCACTTGCAGGGGCAGTTGCCTACTGGACAGACTATATGGCTCAGACAGAAGACTTGAACATATCCAAACGTAAAGATGAACTCCTAGCAGTACACCTAGATAATTGGGGTTCTCTACTAAACAACACCATATCTCAATCTGCTATGGGTATGACTCCTCAACAGATAAGAAATTCTAATGTATCTGATGATGGTTTTATAAGCGGAGCTTATTAGGTTGCACTATAGGAGAAAGAGTCCACACATTAAGATTACACTAGGAAAAAAATTTGGTAAAAAAATCTGAAGACCTTTACACTCTCTCGGTCTTGTCGTTCCCCCCTATAGATTTATTTTTTTTCTTTTGATTTCTTGACAAATAGTCTATAAATAAGTCAAAACTACTGCTATGACTACAGTTTAAGAATATTACTACTATTCTTGAGGCTCTTTGTTGGTCAAATTTTTAGATTCGCTTTTGTTTTTCTTTTTAATCGGTATGGGGCATGGGTCAAAAAATATATAAGGGTCATAGGGAATCAAAAAGATATAGGGATTAAAACCAAAAGAAACAACAAAAGAATAAAAGAAATAAAAGATAGTACAAAAATAAAAAACCGCTTCTCTGGTACGCTAGTTCATTTGTACTATGTTCAATGATACCAAGGGATTACAGCGACAACTTAACAAACAGTAATATTATTTTGTACTACTTTGATGAATACAAAAGGAGCTATCAAAGAATATATATATATAATATTTTTATTAATTACTTGACATACTGTATTCAGTATGGCATTGTGTAAATGTACCTTGAAAAATAAATACTTGGATTGGCGGAGCTATTGGGCTGTCACTTGCGTCAGGCACGCTCTCACACTGATACGAATTAAGGTCGGGTGGGAACTGAGGTCACGCTCCTCAAGAAGAGTATTTCATAACTGTTGATAGCAAACTGGCAAGGCTCACTTATCAACAGACCAACCTGAAGGTTTCTAGGAGAGCTTTCGAGCTTTCCTTGAAGCACTCATGCTTCATTCTTTACCAAAAAAAACCATGACTATTTCATCAAAACCAAGAGTAAAAGTTGAAGAAGAAATCCTTAATGATTTCATGAGGATTCTTGAAGAGAACAAAGATTCTAGGAACCCTTGGAGCAAACCTTGGAATCCTAGCTCTTCGGAAGGCCACATTAATTTCCTTACTGGTAATCGTTACCAAGGCATGAACGTAATCATTCTTGAGATGTATCAATTCTCAAAGGGTTATGAACTACCTTGTTGGATTGGTTATCAGCAAGCCAAAAAAGAATTTAATTGTGTACCTAGAAAAGGCTCTAAGGCTGCAAGAATCGTACGCCCAAATCCAATACGGATTGATGCTAAAGATGACAACGGCAACCCTATTCTTGACAAGGAAGGCAACCCTGAGTTTTTCATGAAGATGACATTCAAAGGGGCAACTGTTTTTAATATTGCCGATCTAGTCGGACTTGATGAGAAATCACAAGAAAAGCTAGACCAAAAAATTGCAAGTTTCAAAACTAAATGTGTTGAAAATGCAAGGCCACTTGCTGAAAGATGCAAGGCTGCTCATGATCGTTTAATCATCTTCAAAGATGAACTAGAAGGCGGTCTAAATCATGGCTCAGATTCAGCCTACTATCGTGACGATATTGACTCAGTGACAATGCCAAATCGTGAGGACTTCAAGAATGATGAAGCTTATCTTTCAACACTGGCTCATGAGTTCGCTCATGCTACAGGTCATAAGGATAGATTGAATCGTAAGTGGTTAAACAATTACGCTCAATACAGGCCACAAGAAGAGCTAGTTGCTGAGTTCTCAGCAGTGCTAATCGCTAACAGATTGCAGATCACTTGTGACACTCAGAACCATGCTTCATACCTTGGCGGTTGGGCTTCAAGAATCAAGGATTCTAAGAACCCTGCACAAGAGTTATTCAAGGTCTTTGCCTACGCTTCCAAGGCTGCTAACACAGTACTTGGCGAAGCTTAATCAAGAAGGCTTCTTGGAGGGCTTACGAGCCTTCCATGAAGCACTCTAAACAAGTGTTTCATTTAACCAAAAAACAGGAGAAAAAAATTATGGGATTTAATCCTACAATGTTCGATCATCAAAGAGCTTTCGCAATAGCTCTTTCTACCAACAATAGAGTTGGTCAGATGATGAGATCAGGCCACGAGATTATGTTCCAATACGGAACTGATACTGTGCTTTGTTTTAAGCACGCTTTGACTAGACAAAGCTACTTCCTAAACTACCAAGGGAGGGAGGTTTGAACATGGACAAACATCAAATTATGATTTCTTATTTACCAGAGTCAGAGTTTAAAATGCTAATCAAAGCATACGAAGACAGACTTTGGAAGCATATCAAACCAATACAGAGGTTTGAAACTGGCGTTGAATTTCAATCTTACAAAGACGACAACGGATACTGGACTTGTGAACCTGTGAATTTTAAAAACAGAATGGGCGATCACAATTACAGGGTTAGTCTTGGTACACCTGATTGTTTGACTAACATTCCTTACACTAGAAAATTTAGAAATTCTACTGTGTATCGTGAATGGTATCTAACAGAGATCAGGCACAGCTACAACGAAATCTATGCAAGGATTTCACAGTTAGCCCAGAAGATTGGTTATGACTACAGCCACCTAATTGGACAGCTTAACTTTACAAAGTTAGAGCAAGCCAGTATGGACTATTGGTTAGAACAAAATGCTAGACCACCAGTTAGTAGATTGTTTTTACCAGAGGACTAATTGAAGCACACTTGCAAGCTCTTCGGAGCTTGCCTGAGTGACTCATTTCTCACTCACATTTAAACCTAAACGATAGGAGATTAAGTACTATGTACTACGGAAGAAGAGGGAATCAAGTACCTTTCTTGAATCCAACTGTTATGTTGGGTCACAAGTCGGACAAGATTCCTAAAGATGACAAGACGTTTTATTTCTACCCTTGCATAAAAGTTCATCAAGCTTTTACAAGTAAGAAATGGACAGCTACCTTTGTTAACTATGGTTCAGAACCTATAGTAAGCAAGAAGAAAAATGATGAGTCTTTATCTGAATATGAAAATGCTAAACTTGTTTGCTATCAGTTGATGGCTAGACAGACCAAGCATAAGAGTAAGCGAGGGCTAATCATAGGAGCAGGATACGACTACGACTATTGGTACTTCTTAGTGGAGACAATAAACGAGAGTTGACTTCTTAGTTCTATTCGGGCATACTGTATTCAGGTATGCCCTTTTTCATACCCACCAACCAACCAAAACACAGGAGGAAAATCTAATGGTTGACCACGATTACAGAGATGACATCAGACAAATTGATGATGGTCTAATTGGTATTCAGATTACCAAAGAAAATGCTAAAGACATTTCTAAAATCTGGGAAGCTCTTAAGTCTGTACCCGCCCCAAAGAAAGGGGAAGTATGGAAGCACAGAGGAGAAATGTCATGAGCAAAAGTCAAATTGAAATTGCTGTTGAGTTTCTCAAAGAACGTGGTTGGAAGTTTCGACCCGCCCAAAAAATCGAAGGTGTCTTCAGACCTGTTGGTAAATATGATGCTAAGAACCCTGTTCAAAAGGACTTCAGCATTTATGACAACAAGACTCTCAAAATGTATGCTTATCATATTTCTTTAGCAGAGTCACGAGGTAAAACTTGGAGCTATGTTTGATGCCTAGATCAAAACACGCAACCCTTATGGAGCTTGATTGTATTCTCCATAGGGCTGCACTTCTTACCGATAGAAACTTTACTATCATTTTGCCCTCTGATGAGGAGGGCAACCTCTTACTTAATGAGTCTATAGACCATTACAAAGAAGAGATTATTAAAACTATTAACCAAATCAAAACGGAGGAACTTTAAAATGTTTAAGACTCAAACAATGCACGTCTTTCCTGAAGATCATTTTCAATCTTTAGAATTTGTTTGCTTTGAAGAAGGAATCTTTGATGATAGATCAATAGGATTTATCTCAGCGATTGACATAGCAGGAGATGAGGTTCATCTCCCTAACGTCAAGAGTCCTGCTGTAGTTAAATTCTTTGCTGAGTTTATAGAGCTTGACAATGTCTTAAGAGAAAAGGACAAGGGGAATGTAGCAAGCAAAGAAACTATGGATTACTTAAGAAAAATTCATAAGAAAATTGATGGTTGGATACAGCAAGAGAAGGAGGACAAGTAACCTATGGCTGTTTGTCCTAACAAAGAGTGTCGGAGTACTAATACAAAGTATTTAGATACAAGACACAGACAGGAAAGCAGAGCAACAAAGAAGCCCTATACCTACAGGTCTAGGGTTTGTTTGTCTTGTGGTAAACGCTTTGCTACCAGAGAATATTCTATTCAAGACTTGATTGACTTCGGCAAGCAAGGATACATGGAGATGATTGAAGACCTAACTAAAAACAACTAACCAAAAGGAGACAATGAAAAACAAAGTACCAACACTCAAAGAAGCTGCTTTCATTACCTACAAGAGGAGAAAGAACGGAAAGAAATCTTGTAAAGATTATCTCAACAGCATGAAACATAATATCCAAGCTCTTGGGAACGTACCTGTAAATAAAATAACTACAAGTATGATTAGCAAGATGAATGACTACAACAGAGCAAGACCCAACTGTGAAGAAGTAGTCAATAAAAAGATGGGGCATCTCAAATTAGTTCTTCGTGATGCTAAAGATGATGGACACTTAACAATGCCTGAGTTTCCTACACCATTGCAGGTAAAGAAAAACAAGAAGGTTCATTACCTAACTAATGACATGGAGATTGAGCTATTGGATAAGGTCACAGAGCTAGGTCATCATGAACACAGAGATGTATTTAAGTGCTTGATTGATACAGGTTGCAGGGTCATGGAGTTACTTACTCTTGAGAAAAGATTTATTGACTTTGAAAGAAATCAAATTACATTTCAGGAAAGGAAAAACGGAAGACCAAACACTGTGCCAATGACTAAGAAAGTAAGAGATATTATCAAGCCATACTATGACAAGTGCAATACCTTGGACTATGTATTCGACCATAATTATTATTGGGCTGAGAGTGTGTTCAAGAAGGTTAAGAAAGAACTAGGTTATGAGCAACGCAAGTGGTACAAGATACATCTCTTTAGAGATACAGCAGGGTCAAGATTAGTACAACGTGGAGTACATCTTCTGATCGTCAGAGATTGGTTAGGTCATGAAGATGTAAAGATGACCGAGAAGTATGCTCATCTTGCCCCTAACTCTATGCACTCAGTAGTGGAGGTATTGAACTAATGGAATTTACTGATAGCCAAATTTATTTTATTAATGAATCTATTGCAAAATCAATCAGAGAAGAAGAAAGATTTTTAAAAGGTATGACCGAACTTGCACAAAAAGAAAATGATATAGGTCAGAAGAGAAATTACAATCGGTCAATCGAATACTGTATCAAGAGAATAGAAGAGCTTGAAGTATTGAGGAAGAAGATCAATGAATGAACCAAGCAAGAAACAACTAGAGCTAGAGCAAAGTATCTTTAGCATCTCAGGGTATAACAAGATCAGTAAGAATAATAAACTCAGGGAGCAGGGCAGGGAGTCTGAAACATACTATGCTCGCAACATGATTGAAGCAGGGCTAGAGGAATTAACAAACCAGACTCAGAACTATATATATAAATCTTTGAGTGGACAAGTAGGGGTCAAATCGTTAGCTGCTTTATACCTAAATCAATTCCCTGATATTGACGTGGTTTCTTTTATAACTTTCAAGGTCATCATAGACAACGTATCCCTTGGCAAAGTAACAACACAGGTAGCTATCAACATAGGTCAGATGTTGGAAGATGAAATGCGATACACAATCTTTGAAGAGCAAGACCCTAAACATTTCAAAGCAATCCAACATCATACCAGAGATACAAACCATCAAGGTTATAAAAAGAATATGGTTAGATCACACATGAGTAAGAAGGGCATAGAGTTCAAGACATGGAGTAAAGAAAACAAATTAAAAATTGGTTTGGTTTTGATTGACTTAGTTGTTAATCATATTGGAATGATAAAGCTAATAAACAAAAGGGTTGGCAAGACTACTACTTCATGTGTGGTCTTCACTGATGTAGCCGACAAGTGGATAAGAAAGAACAGAGCCAACCGCATAGCTGCTTATCCTTTATATCTTCCTTGCTTCGATAAGCCCAAACAATATACAACTTTATTTGATGGAGGTTATTACACAGACAGACTCAGGACTTCAGCTATCAAGACTACTAATCAAGAGACATTAAAAAAGTTACAAGAAGAAAACTTAACAGTATGTCTAAAGGCTCTAAACCTTGCGTCAAGTACTGCGTGGGGGGTAAATAAATTTGTGTTTGATACTCTTGTATATTGTTGGGAAGAAAGAATAGAAGTAGGTGGATTGATTGATAGAGAGCCACTTGAATTACCAGTAAAGCCTGAAGGTTTTGGAGAGGATAAGGAGGTAACAAAACAATGGAGTTACCACGCAGGTTTAATTCATGATACAAACCACGCTAACAAAGTAAAGAGATTCCAAATACTTTCAATGATAGACACAGCGAAAAGTTATCTTGGCGAAAAATTTTTTCACGTTTATCAAATGGATTTTACTTCAAGACTTTATCCTGTAACTGCACACTTCCACCCACAAGGAACTGATATTGCCAGAGCCTTACATCAATTCTATGAGGGTGCTGTTATCAAGACCAAGAAAGATGCTGATTGGTTAGCCATAGCAGGAGCTAATGCTTTTGGTTATAACAAGTTGAGCTATGATGAAAGGCTAGAGTGGGCTTATATAGAAGGCCAAGACTTTGCTGAACAGGTAACACTTAACCCACTGGACAATATAGATATATGGGGTCAAGCGAAAGACCCTTGGCAATTCCTAGCTTGGTGCAAAGAGTGGTATGAATTTTGTCAGGTAGGATTGAAGGGAGAATATGTCTCACGTTTCTGTTGTTGTCTTGATGGTACTAACAATGGATACCAACATATCGCAGGGTTAATTTCATCTCAAGGACTAGCACAAAAAGTAAACTTACAAAGAGCAAACAAACCACAAGATTTATATACAGATGTATTAGCTAGAGTTAAAGAAATATTAGAGACAGATACAACAACACAAGGCAAGAGTTGGAATAAGATTTCAAACTTGTTGACTAGGAAGTTTATAAAGAAACCAGTGCTGATGATTCCATATAACTCAACGACCTTTGGTATAGCTAACTACATAGAAAAATATTTTGTTGCAAAAAATATTTCAATGGTAAAAAATTTTAAGAATAACTTTTACCTTGCTGCAATAATCGAACAGGCTGTAAAGGATATATGCCCTGAGAGTTATCAAGTTTTAAATTACTTAGCAAAGATAGCTCTATGTTTTAACAGAGAGAACAAGACTATCTCATGGCATACTCCGTCTGGGTTTCTGGTACAGCAGAAGTACTATACAAACCACACTAAAAGAATTAAGACCAAGCTCAGTAATCAAACAGTTTACCTGAGTCTTGCCGAGCCTGACGAGAAGCTAGTCAACAAGAGAAAACAACTGCAAGGTTTTCCAAGTAATTACATACATTCCTTTGATGCTGCTCATCTTCATTTAAGTCTGGTTGAAGCAAGCAAGATGGGTCTTGAACAGTTCTGTATTATTCATGATTGCTTTGGTAGTCCTGCTGCTGAACTTGATAGGCTGATTGAATGTGTTAAGCAGACATTCTTCTACATATATAGTGATAATAATTTAGACAACTTACATCATCAAGCAGCAGATCAATTAAGTAATGTCAAGGGATTACCACCTGCACTACTGATGGGGGAGTTTGATATTACAGATGTGTTGACAGCACCATATATATTTACATAACAAGAGATCAAGGTATAGTTAGGGAACGTCTTTTTAAAGACGAATCACAAGAACAATCCAAGGTAAACATGGAATCAATTAAATCGGAGCAGATTAAAATAGTCACTCCAGTAGGAACTCGCTTTCGTTATTCGTGGCTCGTAACACCTGATGAATACATGGGTGTTGAGAAGTGGAAGACAGAAGCTATGATACCTGTCGGCACAATCGTCAAGGTAAAAGAAGATGGCAAAGAAGTAGAACATGAAGCTACTCAATACATAGCCAACCAGTTAGAGAACTTACTGGAAGGTTGGAAATCACAATTAAAAGCTGCCTATCCAACTAGAACATTTACTCTTACTAAGAACAAGAACACAGGTAAGCCAACTTTCCCTTGGTCGTTTGAAGAAGACTATCTAATCCTGAAGCTTAAGAAGAATGTGAAAGGATTAAAAGGTAATAACCAACCGATCACTTTGTATAAGCATGACCCTGCTTCAGGACAAAACTTAATGATGAGTGAAGACGAAAGAAAAACTATGGACAAGATTAGTCCAGAGACTACAGGCCAAGCAGCTATGCTTGCTTCTGGTTATGACGCACAGGGTAATGGTGTTGGTATCAAACTATTCCCCATATCTTTTTGCTTCAGGGATATAGTTCCTTGGACAGGAAGCGGAGCAGATGATTTTGATACAGCAGAACCATCAAGTTATGAAGAGAAAACTCCGACCCCAACAGCAGCCGACTTCTAAATACAAGAGTAAATTTGAAAGTCAATTTGCTGACGATCTAAACAAAAAGAAACTTATCTTTACCTATGAAACACTCAGCATTGACTATGAAATTACTTGCACCTATCGCCCTGACTTTATCCTCAACAGTTTTATTGTGGAAACGAAAGGCTACTTCTCGAAAGAAGATAGACGCAAGCATCTTGCAATTAAGGAGAAACGACCCGACTTAGATATACGGTTCTGTTTTCAAAACAGCAAGACCAAACTATCCAAAGCCAAGAACTCTATCTCGTATGCCGATTGGTGTACGAGACATGGGTTTCAATACTGTGAGAAATTTATCCCTGAAGATTGGTATGAAGAGTCAATACAAGATTAAAGAAGTTTGCCCTGAGTGTGGCAAGAAAAACTGTGCGGTCTTTAGTGATGGACATAAGCATTGTTTCACTATGGATTGCGGATACACTTACTACCCAAACAAGAAAAATTTATCGTCTGCTTACTCAAAGAAAATGTTAGATAAAGTGACACCACTATTTAAAACAAGTCCTAAGTTATTGAAGGTAACACCCATAGCATTATCTAAACGTGGAATCACTAAAGAGACTTGCGAACTATTTGGATATGGACAGGCTGAGTTTAAAGGTATGCCTGTTCAAGTAGCTACATACAAAGATCAAAAGGGTAATGATGTAGCACAACACGTTAGATTTCCTGACAAAAAATTTTCTTGGATAGGAGATATAAAAGAAGTACAGCTATGGGGTCAACATCTATGGCGACAGCATGGCAGTAATGGTTCTGTCTTTGTAACTGTTTGCGAAGGAGAGATTGATTGCATGAGTGCTAGTCAGATACAGGGTAATAAAGCAGCAGAGAAATGTATGGAAGTCTTACCTAAAGGTAAGGTTGCCATAGCAAGACTAGATCGTAATGACGTTAACGATCATCTAGTACTAGGAGAAGGAGAGATAGTACAAGAAAGATTATGGAAAGCCAGACCAGTTAGACCTGACTGCCTTATCAATGGAGCAGACGCTTGGGATTTATTTACCAAAGCAACAAGCAAACCTATATCAGACTTTCCGTTTCCCAAGTTAAATGAATACACAAGAGGTTTGTTTCCTAGTCAGCTATTCACAGTAGCTTCCGCAAGTGGAGCAGGTAAATCAACTATTTGTAGAGAACTGGCCTATCATTTCTTATCTAATAATTTAAAGCTAGGTTATATAGGATTAGAAGAATCAGTACAAAGAACTTTGCAAGGACTTGTTGGTATTGATCTTAATGTACCTTTACATCTTGAAGAAGAAAAGATAGATAAGGAAGACTTAAAGCAGTCGTTTGATAGGTTGACATCTACTCGCAACTTATATTTATACAATCACTTTGGCAGTCTTGAACCTGATGTGTTACTAGAGCAGATAAGATACTTAGCTACAGTTGATGGAGTGCAGGTAGTCATACTAGATCACATAAGTATAGTCATGTCAGGTCTTGAGTTAGATAATGAAAGACGTGCCATAGATGTGACAATGACCAAGCTAAGAAGTTTGTGTGAAGCAACTGGCATAGCACTAATACTTGTTAGTCATTTAAGAAGACCGCAAGGACAATCACATGAGTCGGGCAGAGATATAGATACAGCAGATTTGAGAGGGTCACATAGTCTTCTTCAGTTATCTGATGTCGTGTTATCAGCATCAAGGAATCAGACAGGAGATGAAAGCGAGAGGTCAAGACTGAAATTAAAGATACTCAAGTCAAGACATACTGGTATGACAGGAGAAGTAGATAAGTTATTGTACGACCAGAAGACAGGTCGGCTAGTAGTTTATGAAAACACATTCGGAGACTTATGACTTTACTAATTGATGCAGACTGGTTGATCTACAATTCATGTTGTGCCTGTGAAGAAGACACAAGATGGACTGAACACGAACATACTCTTCACTCAGATGAAAGAGACATAATGAATATGATTGACAACAGAATAGATGTATATAAAACCATAGCAGGAGAGAAGCATGACATAGTTATGTGCTTTACTTCTTATCCAACATTCAGGCATGAGATATTTCCAGAGTACAAGATACATAGGATAGGTAAAAGAAAACCACTAGCTTTGAGATCAGTAATTAATAACTGCAAAAAAATATATGACTGCGTATCCTATCCAAACCTTGAAGGAGATGACGTACTTGGATTACTAGCTACCAATGGACAGTATAAGAATCCAATAATAGTATCAGTCGATAAGGACATGAGAACTATACCTTGTAAGCTGATAGCTGCTGAAGAGGTAGAACATATTACAGAGAAGAAAGCAAACAGACATTGGTTTGAGATGTCTATAGCAGGAGATAGCACAGATGGAATAGTAGGAGTAAAAGGTACAGGCATGGTAACTGCTACTAAACTATTAGCAGATACACCTGACACGATAGATGCACTATGGTCTAAGGTTGCTGAGACTTATACAAAGAAAGGTTACACTTTGGCTGATGCAATTCTTAACGCAAGACTTACTAGAATATTACGAGAGGGAGATTACGACTACAATACAGGTACAGTAAAACTTTGGAATCCATAAGAAAACCCCTAAGACGAGTCACTTGTCTCAGGGGTTCTCTACGCTTTACCAATGGGTAACCACTCCCATTGATTTAATGGTAGCATAAAACTATGACAAGCAACACATTACCTGTAATAACTGATGACCTTATTCAAGGTCTAGATAATCTATACCCACAACGACACCCTGACTTGTCATTATCTGATAGAGAGATATGGTATAGAGCAGGGCAACGTAGTGTTGTTGATTATCTTATTGAACAACAAAAGAGACAACGTGAAACTATGTTAAACAACACAACCAAAGGTATTTAATTATGTGTTTCTTCGGTGGTTCTAAAGCTGCACCTGCTCCTAAAAAACCTGAGTTTGAAGATGCACCCCCTGTAGTAACAGGGGAACAGACAGGTGTAGATAAACCAAAGAACACAGCAAAAGCAACAGAAAAATTAAGAATGATGAGAAAAAGAAAAGAATCAGGTTTTGTAGATACAAATTTAAATAGGACTCAAGAGTTGCTATCAAGGCCAAGCGGTTATAATAAATAAAAAGGTAACTAACTATGTGCTTCGGAAGACCACCATCACCACCACCACTACCTGACCCAGAGCCAGTAGCACCTAAAGCAGAGAAGACTGCTGAACAAGTTGTTACAGGACAAGAAAGAAAACTAGGCAAGAAAGGTAGAAAGTCTGCAACTGCAACTACAAAAACAGCAGCTAGAAAAGGTACTGCTTCTTTAAGAATACCTTTACTGACTAATCAACAGACTGAATCTGGTAATTTAAGGACACCTGTTTAACACATGGAATATTCTTCTTCGGCTGTAACAGCAGCAGGGTTGTATGAACAACTGGCACAAGAAAGATCAACTTATTTAAGGGAAGGTCAAGAGTCTAGTAAGTTAACCCTGCCATATCTTATACCTGAAACTTCAGGTGGTAGCGGTGCTGCAAAACTATTAACAGGTCTTTTCCCTACAAACATACCTTTCTTCAAACTTGTATTAGATCAAATAAAAATACAACAAGATGGTAATAATCCTGAAGCTATTAGTGAGATAGATAGAGCATTACGCAAAGTTGAAAATGCTTTGATGCGTGAGATTGAAATATCAAATGATAGAGTTGCAATGTTTGAAGCATTGAAACATCTTATTGTTGGTGGGAATGTTTTGTTATATCTAACAAACGAAGGATTACAAGTATATTCATTAGAGAAGTATGTATGCAGACGTGACCCTAATGGAAATACTTTAGAAATTATTATTAAAGAAACAGTAAATGGTAAAGCACTGCCACTTGATTTTG